GGCACATTCACTGTCTCGGCAACCGATGCGATCAAGATTGCGTCAGGTACTACGGCACAGCGACCAGGTTCACCGACTGCTGTTGCATTGATTCAATTTAGGCAGGATCTCTTTAATATCAGGGATTATCCTGGTACACCTGCTGATGTTAACGCAGAACTTAATAGAATTGACAGTGGTGTAATGGCCATTGTTGACTATAGCTTCCGTTTTGAGGATCCATAATGGCTGAAATTCCATTTCCTGGCGGTGCCAGAGACCAAGATGTATTCTTTCACGAAGATAAGATTTGCATTTACCACGGTGATATCAACACATGGGAATGTCGTACTATCGAAGTGGGAGACTACACAGAAGAGATTGGAGACTAATGGTTGAAGCTGGTGTCTCCGCAGGATTAGCACTCATTACAGGTGCTTTTGTTCTATTTAATCGACTCAGCGGGCGCATCAATGACGTTGATCGACGAGTAGATGGTGTTGAACTACGTGTAGCTCAATACTACGTATCTAAACATGACTTAGAAAACGCCATGAATAAAATCGAAGGGCGTATGAGTCGTATTGAAACTAAACTTGATGCAATCCTTACTAACACTACCCCACATTAATCATGGCTATCTTTGAATCTGCTATCTTTTGGATCGTTGTCGCTGCTGCTAGCGAGATCATTGCTTTGACTCCGCTTAAGTCTAACAGCATTATCCAACTTGTACTGCAAGCTCTGAATGCAGTTAAGCCAAAAAAGTAAAAGCTGAGGAAGCTGTTACTCAAGCAATCGAAGAATTAAATCTTCCCCCGTCAACTATAGATCAACCTATCTTCACTGAGGTCGGTACCTTTGGTGAAGAGGGTTGGTCTATTTCTTTAACAGCACCATGGCACGAAAAGGAAAAGCAACAGAAGACCAGTTCAACGAACTCCACAACCTAGTCACACAAGAACTGCTTAACCGTATCAAAAGTGGAGAAGCTTCCACTGCTGATCTTAAGGCAGCTTGTGATTGGCTAGCTAAGAACGATATCTCTGGTGTCGCTTATGATGGTAATCCCCTTGATAAGCTAGCTACTATCATGCCTAAAGTAGATCCAGAACTTATACAGTCGAGGCTTTATGGCAAAAAGCACATCTGATTATTACAAACAGAATCCCAAAGCAAGAGCGAAAAGGAACGCTTACCAGAAAAAATACAATAGGTCACAGCTACAAATTAATAAACGTGTTGAACTGAATAAGATCAACCGTGAGCGTGGTACCTATGGTAATGGAGACGGTAAGGACGTTAGTCACAAGAAAGATGGTTCTACATTTATGGAACCAGCATCAAAAAATAGAGCTCGTAACCGATCTCGTAAATAATTATTTTTGATATGTGATGACTCCGCTCTTTCCAACGCCTGAGCACTACCTCCACAACCTTATAACGATGACAAGTCCTGAAGCGAAGCGTCTTTGGAGACGCGCCATCAAGGAGCACTTTAATTGTCAATGTGTCTACTGTGGGAAACATTATGAATTACATGAACTTACACTTGATCACGTTCGTCCTCGCTGCCTTGGCGGTGAAGACCTTACATCAAACCTTGTACCCAGCTGTTGGGGATGTAATCAAGCTAAAGGTAGTAGAAACTGGTTAGCATGGATGAGGGAAACGTTTGGAATAACAACTAGAGAAAAACTTATTCTACAACATATACATTAATGCCTAATTACGAGCAAACAGTAAGAAGGGCTGTACTTAGGATTCCTTCTAAGATTGAAGCATACGAAGCATTTGCTAACTTGCAAGCTTCTAAATTAATTGACCCTAAATGGTCAACTTTAGAAGAGCTGAATGCAGCTTATATAGATACTTTATCAAGGGTACGAGCGGAATCTAAAGCTACTGGCAAAGAACTTAACCCTAAAGAAATTAACGCTTTAGTTAGAGCAAAGTTAGGAGTTATTCCCCCTATCTTTGATAAAAATGGAGTTAATAACAGAAAACTTCGTGAAATTTTTCCACCTGAATTGAAGAAAGCTATCGATGGTATTACTGGTGAGGGTACTGTTGATAAAGTTACAAAGCTACAAGGAAAGCATTGGAAGGCAGCACAGGTTCATTTACGTGAGGTTGGGGAAAAGATAGGAATGAAACTGGATATTGGTCATTTCCTGCCTCATTCTTTTGGAGCACCTCAATCCCAAGAAGCAGCCGGTGCAGAAGGATCTAAAATAAATAGATCTCAAGGAGGTATTCCTAGAACTGATGATTATGAAGGATTACGCCGAAATCAGGTAGCTCTTAATAAAGCAGAGGGTATTTATGAAACTATCCTAAGGGCTGATGGTTTGACTGAAGGTATGCACGACTTAGTATCAGTTTTGTTTGGTAGTAATGCAGATACCAGATTTATCAGTTTAGATCAAGCTGAGATGTTGAGTCGCCGCTTTAAAGAGATTGAAGATCAAGGTGGTGATGTTATTGCTGTTTACAATTCAATCAGAGAAACCGGTAAAACTGATAATGACTCACTTTTTCGGGCTGCCTTTGAAGATCAAATTACCGAAGTAGTTAAACAAACTAAACCTAAAGCTCCCCCTAAAGGCACACCTCTAAAGGTTACTCGTAATGGTAAACTAGTTCGTAATTTACTCAAATCTTTGCCTATTGGTGCAGCTTCTTTGGTCTTGTCTCAACAAGACGTTCAAGCTAGAGAACAGGAGTACCGTGATAACCCTAACTCACGTACTGAGTTCCAACTTAATTTAGCTCGGTTCAGTCTTGCTGCTGACTTAGCTGGTGTAGCTCCTGTTGCAGCTCCTATTGCAGAACCTGCTGCTATGGCTAGTTCTATATTGAATACAGTTATTGATGAGCGGGATACTCTGATGAAAGCTGGCAGTGAAGTAGCTAAAGTCGTCAAGCAGTACGATTCTATGGTTAACGCACCACAACGTGCTGTATCACAACAAATTGGTCAAGGTGTCCGTAGCTTGCTTGGTACACTGCTACCACAACAACAGCAACCTCAACCAAAAGTAGCACCTAAGCAAAAGGCTAAAAAGCCTAAGCTTAAGATTGGTGATCTAGAAGTACCTGAATTGGGTATTACAGAGTTTCTTGGATTTAACTGATGGACGATAAAAAGAAAAAAGAGAAGAATCAATTTGAGAAACTTCTTGATAATCTGAAGATCAAATACTTGGATGGTAAGAATCCTATTGGCCGTACAATGACTGGTTATGGGTTTTTACCGTCTAAGAATGTAGCTCTTAACATTGGTAGAATGATGGGAGTTCCTTATGATCGGGAACTACGCATTCGTAAAAATGACCCTGCTAATACCTTGCGTAACATGACACGTGGTATTGGTGGTGTTGAACGTATCCATAACACTTACCTTACCCCTCGTGTTAAGCTTGCTGATTAAACAGCTGTGAGAGGCCTCTAGAAGCCCCAGGAAGGCCTCTCTTTATCTAATTAGGTACAATCTACCATGAACCAACTAAAAGCGAATACAGCTCCTTCTAGGAACCAATTAAAGATTGCTGGTCATCTTACTAACGACGATAAGCAAGTACTCAAAGACTACGCAGCTACCCTTAAACAGCGCGGTACCCGTAGTGCTGCTAAAGAGCTAGAAAAGATGAATAAGATGTACGCAACCTACGGTATGTCTTTTGGTAAGATTGAAGGTGTTTAAATGAATGATGTCCTCTCTCAATTGAGAGGTGATTTCAAGCTGTTTCTACAAGCCCTGTGGCAGCAGCTTGATCTTCCTTCTCCAACAAGAGCACAATACGCTATCGCTGACTACTTACAAAACGGTCCTAAACGACTACAGATCCAAGCCTTCCGAGGAGTCGGTAAAAGTTGGATTACTGGAGCGTTTGTTCTTTGGACCTTGTTTAATGATCCAGAAAAGAAGATCATGATCATCTCTGCATCAAAAGAACGTGCAGATAACATGTCGATCTTCCTTCAGAAGCTAATCATTGAAACACCATGGCTATCACACCTTAGACCTAAGAGTGATGAAGCTAGATGGTCTCGTATTAGCTTTGATGTGAACTGTAGCCCTCACCAAGCACCTTCTGTTAAGTCTGTTGGTATTACAGGTCAGCTTACTGGTAGTCGTGCAGACCTCATGATTCTAGACGACATCGAAGTACCAGGTAACAGTATGACAGAGCTTATGCGAGAGAAGCTCCTACAACTTTGTACTGAGGCTGAGTCTATTCTTACACCAAAGAAAGACAGCCGTATTATGTACCTTGGTACACCACAAACAACCTTTACTGTTTACCGTAAATTAGCTGAACGTAACTACCGTCCGTTTGTTTGGCCTGCTAGGTATCCACGTAAAGATAAGCTATCACAGTATGAAGCACTGTTAGCCCCACAAATCTTAGAAGATCTAGATATGGGAGCTGAAGAGTGGGAGGTAACAGACCCTGATCGCTTTAGCTCAGAAGATCTACTAGAACGTGAAGCTGCTATGGGTCGTAGTAACTTCATGCTGCAGTTCATGTTAGATACGAGTCTTAGTGATGCAGAAAAGTTCCCACTTAAATTCTCCGATCTTATCATTACCTCCGTTAATCCGACTACAGCGCCGGATTCTATTGTGTGGTGCAGTGACCCTCGTAATCTTCTCAAGGATTTGCCTACGGTTGGCTTACCTGGTGATTACTTCTACTCCCCAATGCAAATCCAAGGAGATTGGTTACCTTATCAAGAAACCATCTGCTCAATAGACCCATCAGGTCGTGGTACAGACGAAACAGCAGCTACCTATATCTCTCAACGTAATGGCTTTCTCTACGTTCACGAAGTACGAGCGTATCGCGACGGTTATAGCGACAATACACTTCTTGACATCCTTCGTG